AGGCACATCCTGTTCGTTACTGGTTGGCCGACGATGGGCTAACTTATCTGCAGAACTTTATTTTTTACATCCCGGACAAATTGTATGATATTAAGTATTATGTTAATAACCGTTGGGTTACTCGCACTCATGCTCTTACTGCCCATCCACGAGATATCAAACCCGGTAGTTGGATGGACGTTGGTAACCGGTTTCTTTATTGCCTGTTCAATGAGCTTGTTGATTTTGTAGAAGTAGAACAGGCCTGGAGTCATGTGGCCTGGAACCAGGATGCCTACAAGCAATTTGCTGCACCTTGGTATACTACTGGATGGTTTCGTTGGCGCACTTGGCGCAGCCCGGCTGCTGGTATAGCCAGTCTTGACTGGGCACGTGGTCTCAAACAAGATGATGAGTGGACGGACAAAGATAATCCCGAGTATGGCAAACCCACTTATCAAGCTGTTCGCGCACAGGAAATACTTGACCTGTATTACTGGTGGACTGTGTATCGACCCATGCGTGTAGAGCCCATGGAAGCCAGCGGATGGACAGCCTACTGCGAGACAAGATGGGGTAATGGTCGAGGTATATTAGACGATCTAGATGACTACGGTGATGATGCAGTTAACACTGACGCCATGCATGAGAAAATGCGTGAGCTAGAAGATAAGTACAGCACGGAGGATGAGGCCATGATGATTCGCCTGATCAAAATTAGAGATGCACTTTGGACGTAAAGGAAACGTGATGGCAGCATACAAAGGACTAATACTTGATGTGTTAGAGATGCACAAAGAAGGACACCCAGCAATCAAAATTGCTCGGGCACTGGGCGTGGACCTTGAGCAAGTTGAACAAATTATTCGTGATTATGCCTAGGATCAAACATGTTTGAATTGCTTGGTTATGCAATAACTATCTGGTTTCTGTATCGTGTGGTCACGGTATGGCTAACTGTACACAATATCAAGTCTTCAACTGCGGAATCCATTGAGCAACATCACAAGATGGTGGTTTTTGAGCAAGTTGAGCAAAACGGCCACAATGTTGTTCTTTGTTACGATGTTGATAACAATTTTGTTGCCCAGGCCGATACCAAAGAACAGGTAATTGCGTTGGCACAACAGCGTTACCCTAAGATCAATATATCAACATACAAAAATGAAGAACTGCAATGGATCAAGATCAAATCAGACAACAACTGACTCAATGGTTGATCAACTTTGTTGAAAACCCAAATCCGTTACTTGCTAACTGGGCTCCTTGTCCTTATGCACGGCAGGCCAGGATTGCCAATAAAATCCACGTGGTATTTGACAACCCTTTAGAGATTGCTAATTATGTCACCTTTTTGGATGATTATGATGTTGTGGTGTTATGTTTTGATCACACAAAATTTTCCGCTAGTCAGATAGAATTATTCACCAAACACATAAACAGTATCCTGATGTATAAAGATTACGTGGTGCTAGAAGATCATCCTGACGCTGAAGAAATGATATCAGGAGTTTGCATGAATTTTGGTCACTGTGGACTCATGGTATTACAGAAGTTGACCAAGATCAATGAGTCTGCAGATCTGCTGCGAGCCAAAGGCTATTATGATGGTTGGAGTGAAGAAAATTTAGCCCAAGTGGTTGATTGGCGATATATACAAACATGAAGTTTTCTAGAATTGTTCTTGATCAAACAAACTACAGTATCCTGAACAATTGGCAGTACCTGACCACACCGCCTATTGATCAATTGAATCAAATCTACCGCCGCTATTGCGAATACAAAAAATTTGTCAGTGTGATGCCCATATTTGACAGTCAATACCAAGATCCTGGCACAGATGTAATTGGATACTATCACAACAAACAGTTAATAGCTTTTAGCTTGATCAAACGCTACGATACACAAAATGCCGAATGTGTGCAATTTGCATGGGATTATGTTGATCCTGAACTGAGATTGGGCATACACAGCCTAAAAAACGAGTGCGCAGTGTATCGGGCTCGTGGATTTAGATACCTATATTTGGGACTCGACGATGCGTACAAGCAACAAATAGACGGGTTTGAAGTGGTTGGACCGTTGACCTAAAATACCAACTCTGCTATACTGTAACTCTATACACTTATTTTGGGATTAATTATGTCAATGCACATGGAAGGTCCGTGGTTATCCACAAATGGCAAACGCAAGGGTAAGCAAAAATGGGCCAGTTCTGCCCAAAAACAACAAGCCGAACAATTGGATCAAGATTGGAAACAGCTACAGGCCAAATGGGGTGTTGATGCTGATGAGAAACGTCGTATTCGTGGACTCCGTGCAGCGCCATACAAGGCACCAGTTAATCCACGTCTGGCCGAATTGAGATCATTGCCCAGCCTGGATACCGGCCACACTGGCGCAGTCACCATCAAACAAACTCCGCAATATACCGGCGATAAGATTGTGGGCATTGGTACCATGCATAAAAGTAATGCAGTGCCTATTTTTAGCGACCAAGAAGCCAAAGACATCAGTTCAATGAGGAGATAATTGTGTCAGTTACTAGAGATAGATTTAAAGCAGATTGGTACGACAAAAAAATTAAACAAAATACCAAAATTCAAAAACATTTAATTTTGATAATAGAAAAGCATAAAGGTGCTTATTTTCCGTTTGAAATTAAAAAACTTTATTGCCTTGGTTATGAAGATTTACTTGAAATTGCAATCGCTACAGTTAATAAAAAGATTTCAATTACATTAGGCGTAGGGTCTGATTTTGACAATGGTGCAGATGCTAAATTTAGCATAGCAAGACGGTATAACCGGGGTGCCAGCTATGCTGCTGGCATAGCAGGATGTGATAACAAAGAACATATTCTTGCCTGTGTGTACGAAGGAATCCAGGAGAAATTTTACTATTTTTCGTTTCCTGCTATACTAAAAGAACATACCATCCCGTTTGACAAAGACACAGGTGCACCTAAAATTAGTAATAACATGTGGAATCACAAATGCAAAACATTCGAAGAAATGGCACTAGCTATTTAATAAATAGTTTTTTAAGGAATGTGTGAGTAAAGAAGACCTAATCAGAATGACAGGCGTGGTAGAGGAATTGCTGCCCAATGCCATGTTCAGAGTTGTATTGGAAAATAACCACCCAATAATTGCCACAATTAGTGGTCGTTTGCGTAAGAATAATATACGCATACTGGCCGGGGACAGTGTTGATATAGAAATGAGCCCATACGATTTAAGTCGCGGGCGTATAGTGTATCGTAATAAATAGCAGTATGCGTGAAATTATTGATCTTACAGAAGATAAACCAAAACTAGAGCTTAGGAAATTGCCCTACAGCATGACCAGTCTTGCGCCAGTTATGAGCAAAACTACTCTAGACAATCACTATGGTAAACTGGCTCGTGGTTACGTTGATCGTTATAATCGCGGTGAGGGCGATGCTAGTTTTAACGAAGCAGGTGCGTATTTGCACAACATCTTTTTTCCACAACTTAGAGCACCAAAAAATGGAAACAGCCCAAGTGGTGCAAGCCTAGCATTGATAAACAGGCATTTTGGCACATTTACTGATTTCAAGAAAGAATTTGCAGAACAAGCAATGAAGCTGCAGGGATCAAACTGGATTTATCTTAGCCGTGGTGGACAGATAAAAACCATCAAAAATCATGCCAAGCGCACAGATATTGCTTTACTGGTAGATTGGTGGGAACACTCATACATACAAGATTATGGCGCTGATAAAAAGAAATACCTAACCAACATATGGCGTATTATAAATTGGGAATACGTCAATCGCAGAATTTACGCCGGAGACCGAGCATGATAGAACTAAACGAAAGTGCAGTGAGCAAGATCAAACAACTGATTGCAGAAGAAGATAATCCCAATCTTAAACTGCGTGTATTTGTGCAGGGCGGCGGATGCTCAGGTATGCAATATGGGTTCACCTTTGACGAAGAAACCGGCGAGGATGATTTTACCATGGACTTTGATGGCGTATCTTTGCTGGTTGACAGCATGAGTGCGCAATACCTACAAAATGCCAAAGTCAATTACAAAGAAGACACAATGGGGGCCAGTTTTGTCATTGACAATCCCCAGGCTGTAACTTCATGCGGATGCGGCAGCAGCTTCAGCGTGTAGTTGCCCAAACAACCAATCTCTACAAAAGCCATAAATACCTTGTACAAGGATGATTTATGGCAAAACAAACTGTTGAAGTAGGTACCTCGGCTAGTGACGGAACTGGCGACGACTTACGTGTTGCATTTACAAAAATTAATGATAATTTCACCGAACTTTACAGCGGCAACGTTGAAGTTACGGCCGCTAATGTATTGGTACATTCTGTAGCCGGACGTGTTGGAAATGTAGTACTAACTGTAAATGATATTACTGGCGGCGTTAGTAAAGCCTATGTAAATGCTGCAATTGCTGCAAATATAGCCAATGTGTCGGGCGCAACATACAACTCAATTAATGCAAATGTTGCCGCTGCTAATGCAGTTATAAGTAATCATTCAGCAAGAATAACCACACTTGAAAGCAATTCTGCTGCTCAGGCTACCCAGATAAACAGCCTGGTCAGTGTCAAAGCCAATGTGACTTATGTTGATTCCAGCATCACTAGCGCATTATCAAATTCTGCAATTGCTTCAAACTTGACAGTAATCAATGCAAACATCACTGCTGCCAACGCTGCTATTGCGGTATTACAGGCAAACGCTGCCAGTCAGGCAGTTACACTAAACACCCTGGTTGCCAATGCAGCTACTCAGTCTGCCAACATATCCTCTTTGTTGTCAAATGCTGCCAGTCAGGCTACCACGTTGACCACTTTAACGGCCAATGCAGCTAGTCAGACTAGTGATATAGTTGCGTTACAAGCCAATGCAGGAACGCAAGGCAGCACATTAAACACCTTGATTGCCAATGCAGCAAGCCAATCTACAGAGATGGTGGCCTTACGGGCCAATGTGTCTGCAGCTAATGTTGCAATATCTTTATTACAATCTAATGCAGCCAGTCAAGCATTGGATATTAACAGCCTGTTATCTAATGCAGGATCACAGTCGGGTACACTAAACACATTGACTGCAAACGCAGCAGCCCAGGCTGCTGACATTGGCATATTATCAGCCAACATTACTACGTTATTCAGTAATGCAGCAGCTCAGGCAACTACGCTTACCACATTGATTGCAAACGCAGCCGCCCAGGCAACTACACTTACCACGTTGACTGCAAACGCAGCCAGTCAGACATTAGAAATTGATGCTCTGTATGCAAACGCAGCCGCCCAGTACGCAAACTTATCAACATTGACTGCAAATGCAGCGACCCAGGCAACTACACTTACCACGTTGACTGCAAACGCAGCAACACAAGCGTTAGCAATTGATGCATTAACTGCAAATGCAGCAACACAGGCAGCCAGCATCACCACGTTGACTGCAAATGCAGCAACACAAGCATCTACATTAACCACGTTGACTGCAAACGCAGCAGCCCAGGCATTAGATATTGATAGTTTACGGACAAACGCGGCAACACAAGCATCTACATTGACTGCAAATGCAGCCACTCAAGCAACCAGCATCACCACGTTGACTGCAAACGCAGCCGCCCAGGCAACTACACTTACCACGTTGACTGCAAATGCTGCAGCCCAAGCATTGGATATTGATGCTCTGTATGCAAACGCAGCAACCCAGGCAACTACACTTACCACGTTGACTGCAAATGCTGCAGCCCAAGCATTGGATATTGATGCTCTGTATGCAAACGCAGGATCACAGTCGGGTATATTAAACACCTTGATTGCCAATGCAGCAGCCCAGGCAACATCGTTGACAACAATTGATGCAAACCTAGGTACTGCTACTACAAACATCACCACGTTGACTGCAAACGCAGCAACCCAGGCAGCCAGTATCACCACGTTAACTGCAAATGCAGCCACTCAACAATCCAATATAAGTACGCTTCTTTATGATACCGGTTTAAACACTGCAGATATACTAACCTTACAGACCTACTCTGCAAATATTTCCGGACAAATTTTTAACGGCAATGTACAGGCAGAAAATATTACAGCTAATGCAAATATCACAGCCACTGGATCGTTAATAGTTGGTGCGCCGTCCCCAATTGTGTATCCTAATCAGGCCGGTGTGTTTACTGGTAATGTCAACGGCTATTATCAATTGGTGGTACAAAACACCAATTCTGGAGCTGACGCTTCGGGCGACATTGTGATCACAGCCGATGATGGCAGTGATACTGCAAATTATTTAAACATTGGAATGAATTCCAGTAACTGGTCCGGCAATTTTGTTGTGCCGGCTGGTGACACTGGCACAGCCGAATATGCACACGACGGATACTTGACTGTAATAGGTGGTAATGCCGCTATTAGGACCGACGGCAATGTATGGTTTGTCGCTAACACTTCTGTAGCAGGTCTGACTAAAGATGGTCCTTTTTACGTTGCTGCTCAGGGCATTTTCACTGTTGGTGATGTTTTTTATAATAACGGAGCGTCAAGTGTTCAAGGACTAGATGCCAATATAGGTAATATTGTTAGTGTTACTATTCCTACCATTGATGCCAATATAGGTAATATCGTTAGTATTACTATCCCTGTGCTTGATGCCAATATAGGTAATATTGTTAGTATTACTATCCCTGTGCTTGATGCCAATATAGGTAATATCAGTTTAGGCGCAGTTGGATACACCATGGGCAATTACCAAAATTGGACTAGCAACGTGAGTACTATAGGCAATGCATTGGATCAGCTGGCAGAAAGATTGAAGTTGTTGGGTGGTTAAATAAGTAAAATGGATAAAACATGGCAATTAATTTAATTAATACAGGAGCAACAGCAAATGACGGTACCGGCGATGTAATCAGGAATGCCTTTGACACAGTCAATGACAATTTTGACTTTATCAACGGTGGATTGTTTGCTGGAACACAATCTAGTATTATCAGTGCAGTCAGCGTCACTGCAGGATACATCTATTCAAACACCTGGGTAAATGCCAACTCAATTGTGTCCAATACTATCACTAGTGCAGGCAACTTAACAGTCCAAAGTAACGGCGCATTAATTTTTGGTAATGTTACAATCTTTGGTAACTTGACAGTGTCCGGGACTCAGCTGGCCCAAACCTCGCAAAATTCCAGTTCGCCAATTTTACAAATACACTATTCTGCTACACCATTGGTCACTGACGACGCCAAAGACATCGGACTTGAATGGCAATATTACGAAGGAGCCGAGTTCAAGTCATTCCTGGGATGGCAGAACTCCACTAGAAGTTTGGTTTATCTTGATGACATAACCGATTCAGCGAACATTATCACCGCTGGTACTCCAGGCAATGTGCAGTTTGGATCTTTATTGCTCAGTAACACCACATCGTCAATCAGCAACGTGACCGGTGCATTAAAGGTATCAGGTGGAGCCAGTGTTGCTGGTAACCTGTATGTAGCAGGCAATGTTGTTTCCACTTTTGCCAACATTGGTAACCTTGCAATTACTGGATACCATATTGGCAACATGAACTTTGCCGGTGCAGATACCATTTATATCAACGGCAGTCCGGTACAAACTGCTGCACAAGCATTTGATGGTGGCACCATTGGGTTGGCCACTATCTTTAACGATACTACACAATCTACATCTGCAGTGACTGGTGCTGTAACGGTCAAAGGCGGCATTGGTGTTGCAGGTAACGTCTGGGCTGGTAATCTTCAGGCCAACATTGGTGGCAATGTACGTGCCAACGTGCAGGGTAATATTTTTACTGCTGCACAACCATACATCACCAGCCTGGGCACATTAACTGGGCTTTCAGTCCAAGGACAAATTAATTCCAGAAACATTGTACCAGAAACAAATCTGACCTACACAATTGGTTCTAGTACTAGCACTCGTTATAGTAAGATTTGGGCATTCGACACAGACTTTAGCGGTGCAATGACCTTGGCTGGTGTATTAACAACCACTGCAAACATTGCTATTAATACCGGCACTGCTGCTGCTGTGACGACCACTACCGCAGTTGGTGAATTATTCAATACAACCGCAACCACTGTCAGGATTGGTGGCGACGCTGTAACGCAATTTGGAAATAATACCAAGGCCACTAGCACCACAACTGGTGCAGTACAAGTGACTGGTGGTATCAGTGTTGCTACTGGTAATTTGTACATTGGCGGTAGTGCTGGCAAGTCCATTGATGCGACAGGTGCGGTAAAAATAACTAACTCATCGGCAGTATCAAGCAGTTCACCTGATTTGTCATTGTATAACAGCACTGGATTTTTTAGTTTTGTTGCAAATGCTTCTGCCGGTGCATACAATCCGTCTACAAGAATTGGTGATTCGTTAATTTATTTTTCAGGCAACGGTGGTAGCAACAATGCAAACTTAACTATTACGCCGTGGGCTGATTATGCAGCTGGACTTAGGATAGTATCAAACGGTGCAGTGATTGTGAGCAATACTGCTTCTGCAACATCAGATTCTACTGGTGCATTGATTATCAAAGGTGGCGCTGGCATAACCGGAAATGTTTACACAGCAGGATGGATTATACCCAGCGCTAACACTACCCAGGACTTAGGATCTACTACCAACTGGTGGGGTACGCTGTACGGCGTGTCAACTCAGGCACAATATGCTGACTTGGCAGAAAACTATGTAGCAGATGATAACTACGAAATTGGTACTGTGGTGGTATTTGGCGGTGATGCCGAAATTACAGTCACAAATGAATTTGCCGATCATCGTGTGGCTGGTGTAATCAGTGCCAATCCAGCATATCTTATGAATGCTGCTGTGAGTGGATTGCCAGTGGCCTTGAGAGGCCGAGTATTAGTTAGAGTTTCCGGACCAGTGGCCAAAGGTGATTTGCTGGTGACCTCAACCACTCCAGGCTATGCCAGAAGTGTTGGCTCAGACACTGGATTTGGTGTTAGAATTTTTGCCAAGAGTCTTGAAGTAAACACCAACAACGGCACAAACATAATTGAGGCAGTGATCCTATAATGAGCGTGGTATCTTGGTCAACTAAGTCCGGAACAGTGGGAGTGATCCCGGAGTTACAATATTACTCTTACCAGCTTGTGGCTGTTGACAGTGCCGAGCAAGAACTATTCTACAGTTTCTTGAGTGGTCAATTGCCTGGCGGCATGTATCTGACCAGGGACGGAAGGCTGCAAGGTACTCCGTCAATCACAGATCAATATCAAAAAAATGAAATATCTGCCTTTGTGGTACGAGCCACCAATCCCGACGGAGTAGTGGCAGACAGATCTTTTGCTGTCACTGTCAGCAATGTAACTGGTCCACAGATATTATTAGATAACACCCTAGTAGGTGCATGGTTTGACGGTACTTATCTAGATTACCAATTTGAAGCGGCCAACGAAAGCTCTACAGGCACAATAGAATGGAAAATCGTAGACGGGCAATTACCGCCGGGTACCAGCTTGTCCACAGCAGGTAGACTGTCTGGATTTGTTGACATTATTGCTGCCAATCCTGATCTACTGGGTTTTGATGCTGTTCCAGTTGATTACGAGATCTACGATCCATTGATTAAAAGTCGTGACAGGTACTACAATTTTACATTGCAGGTCAGCGATGGTATTAAATTTGACACACTGAATGTTAGAATCCTGGTTGTGAGCAAGAGCAGTTTCACGTCAGACAATGATCTCACTTTTATTAACAATACATTTATATCAATTGACGCAGATGACAAATATCGGCCTATCATACTCAATGCTCCGGACAGTTTACCAACATTGGTATCAGGCTCCACCTTTGCTTATAGATTTTTAGCATTTGACCCCGAAGATGCAGACATTTCTTGGTCCATTGACGAATTGGCCTTTAGTGGCATGGACGACCTTGATCTCAATGAAGACCTCCAGGTTCAAGAATTTGTCGGCAACGGTACAGCTGGTCCTTACACTCTGAATCAAACTCCTTTAAATGCTGGAAGAATTACTGTCCGGCTTGACACCGTACTATTGACTGCCACAACAGGTTATACTGTGACAGGCGACCAATTGACCTTTGTGTCTGCAGTTCCTGGTGCAACAAACAATATAGAAGTAACGTTTATTGAAGTAAATTATGGCTTTGATACCTTGTTGTTTGATCAAGGTGCATTTGGCTTGCCTATAGGCCTGTCTATCAACTCAGACACTGGCTGGGCAATAGGAACGTTGCCTACACCGCAGCAAGATCCAACGTTTACTGCCGAGACCAATACTTACGAATTTAAAATTCGTGCATATCGCACACTGCAACCAGGTCTGGCCAGCGATGAAATTACGTTTAGCATCACAGTCAAACGAACATTAAACGAAGAGATCATCTGGACTTCGCCTGCAGATCTAGGAGAAATGGATAACGGAGCAATCAGCGAACTTTATGTTGATGCTTATAACACCCTGGGCAAAGAGCTAGATTATACCATAGTATTTGAAAACTATCGTAAAACGCCACAAGGTTTAAAATTTTTAAGATCTGGCAGATTCACCGGAAGAACCACATTTAGATATTTTTCCCTGGATGGAACCTCGGCAAAATTAAACATTGTGTCAACCACAGACTTAGAAGTAGGAATGTTGGTGCAAGGGCCTGGGGTAACATCCGGTTGTAAAATATCTGCCATTGTAGACAGCAACACCATTGAAGTTCGTCCAGCCATTTATGTCAGCCAAGGCACACTGTTAACATTTACCAATATCACCGTAACCAAGGTTGTTAGTACCACATCCAATTCTATTTCAACTGCAGTTGATGGCGGAGCAACCACATTTGACCAACTGAGTTCGTTTACTGTCAAGGCCGAAGCCATTGACAAATCTATATCTAGTAAAAAAACTTTTACTGTCAAGGTCGTACCATACAATTTGGCCCCTTACGAAAATGTTTACTTGAAATCACTGCCATCTATAGAACAACGTAACTTGTTAAAGGCCATTACCACAGATGTGTCTGTGTTCCCACCAAACTTGATCTATAGACCTGATGATCCAAACTTTGGTGTTGCAAAGTCATTTAAATTCTTATTCCTGCCAGGCCTAAGTCCATCGGCAGCTGCCACTTTTGTAGACGCGATACAGTACAATCATTACAATAAAGTTATTAATTTTGGCACATTAAAAACGGCCGTGGCCAAAGATCCTCAAGGTGTACCAGTATACGAAGTGGTCTATGTAGATGCCCAGGACAATCAAGCATACAATACCATTGGCCCAGAAATATCAACAGCACTGGATGTTCAGTATGGATTTTATTTTAATGGTACTGAATACAAAACAATCTATCCCAACAGTTTTAACAACATGCAGACCAGATTCGAAAACACTGTTGGGTACACCAATCGTGGCGCATTGCCCAAGTGGATGACCAGTGTTCAAGAAAACGGGCTAGTGTTGGGATTGACCCGAGCTATTATTTTGGCCTATGTCAAAGTTGGCTCTTCTAAACTGATCAAATATAGATTGCAAAAAAGTCTAGAAGAAAACTCAGGCAATTTTACTTTTATAGCCGACAGATATCAATGGGACAATTATCTTTCAACCTTTTATGATCCCACAACAGGACAATTTGAGCCAAGTAGAGACACTACCTTTGACAAGTATACCAATGAATCCAGTGGAGATATTGTAATAACAACTGTGACCCAAGCTGTTACTAATTCTAACGTGATCAGTATACCCGACAGTGTTGTAGTTGGTCTTGGGTGGGTGGTTGAAAGTAGAGACGCTGCCAGCGAAATACCAGCCAATACCGTGGTAACTAATGTTGTCAACGATCAACTTTATTTGTCAAACGATGTCAATTCTGACATCAATGCAGAAATTAGAATCATTGGCGAAGCCAAGGCAGACTATGCAGTGAGTCAATCCTTTAACACCATTGATGGTTCTTTGTTGACTGTGGTAAGAGATAATTTATGGATTGACGGAGTATACAGTTTCCTAAACAACGAAGTAATTATTTTTAAAACACAATTTGGATTTGCGGGTGAAGATTACGATGGATGGGTCTACAGTGACGGCACTGTAATTCCAGGCTATTTAGATAAAATTAGTCAGACATCAACTGTTAACCTTAGAAGCGGATTATGGAGAATGGTGTTTAGAGCACTGCCAGTCTTGGGATTTGACGACGACAACGTTGGGTTTGACAGTGAAAGTCCGGATCTATATTACAGTCGATTTGATCAAGGCGACAACAGCGAACTTCAACTGGTATTTGTGTCCGAAGTGTTGTTTAATCAGTCAGTGTCTATTAGAACAGGTAAGAGTTATCCGGCCAGTATATTGAGCTATACCACTGGAGATTTTGGTTCAGTTCCGTACTTTATACCAACTGCTACCACAATTAGAACAGCAGAAACCACATTTGACGGTGGTAGTTGCTGTGTACGTGAAAAAGACATTCAAGCAGGTCGTCGTGGTATACGCGGTGGAACAGCGTTTAGTACCAATAGAGACAAATATATCAAACCCGAAAGTAAGGATAAATATATCAAGTTCCCACAAAATGGAGTATTCGTATAAATGACAAGCCAAGTAAATCCAAATAATATTGATGGTACATATCCTGTTGCAGGCCAAGACAATGACAGTCAAGGTTTTCGTGACAATTTTACCAATATTCGAAACAATTTAGTATATGTCAAAGCCGAAGTTGAGGATCTGCAGAACAAAGCAGTCTTGAAGAGTGCATTGACCAATACAGTATTAGACAATGATTTCTCCGGAAACACCATTAGTAACCCAAGCTTATCTGCCTGGAGACAAAACTACAACAACATAGGTAGTGCGAGTGGCAGTGTTACAGTTAATTTTACAAATGGCAATTTCCAAAAAATTACCATGAGCGGATCAACCACTCTTGCATTTAGCTTTCCTACCAATACCAGCAATCAGTATGCAAGCATCAAGCTGTGGGTCAACAACACAAACGCCAGTTATACATTGACGTTACCAACTGCATGTACTTTAGGCGATCCAGATTCAATTGCTGGGTTGGCAGGTACCAGTCCACCAATTATAACCTTTAGCAGTGCAGAAATCGCCAACAACACAGACTATCTTTTTGAATTCTTCACAGTTGATGGTGGCACCACAATTGGTATCAAGGATCTAATTAGAAACAGAGACATTGATCTGTCAGGCATGAGTATCACTGGTAATTTAACATTAGATGGATTAACTGTTTCAACTTACAATTCAACCATTGCAAGCAATGTATCATTGGGTTCGGCCATCAACGACACTACTGGTAGCAACGTTGTAGTACGCTCAAATGTAGGCTCAACCAGTACTACTACTGGTGCACTGGTAGTTGCGGGCGGTGTTGGTGTGGCCGGTAACATTTTTGTTAATGGTAATTTAATTACCAATGGCGGAATTATTAACCCAGATTATTTCTTGGCCAACGTAGTTACTGGGCAGAATCTTCGTGCAAACGTAGATTACAACAGATTTATTGCTAACGCAAGTCCTACTGGAACTGTAGCCAACTTGTTTATTACACTACCTAATTCAGTTGAAGATGGTAGAGAATTACAATTTACAACAATGACAGCAATTACCAGTTGTTTTGTTTCAAACATGACTCCTGGTGTAACTTCAGTTTATGGATTGGCCAATACTTGGGCAAATTCAGCTAGTATTACTAGTTCTGTTTCAATTAAACTAATGTATAGTGCCGCCGTTGGACGTTGGTTTAACGTTTAACAAATATCTAATCCAAAATAATTGACTCCTAGATGGGCATAGTGTATAATTATGCAAACTAGGAGTTTTTTATGACCGTAAATTTAAATCGTTACAGCGAGTTTGTTGGTGCAGTTACCAGTGAACCCAGCAAAGACCTAACCACATTCATGGATCGTCTAGATCAGCTGGATGGAAATTTTAATTTTGAGACTGACACACACGGCCCAGACGTTAATGTGCCACTGTTGATCACTGCGGCGCTGGGACTGGCAGCAGAGACCGGCGAGTTCTGTGAAATTCCAAAGAAAATGTTGTTCCAAGGTAAGCCACTTACGGAAGAAAGCTTGTTCCATATGAAACGTGAACTGGGTGACGTCATGTGGTACTGGGTCAATGCATGTCGTGCCTTGAACCTAGATCCCAACGCGGTAATTGAAGAAAATGTAAACAAACTCATGAGCCGTTATCCCGGCGGCACGTTTAACGTACATTCATCGGAAAATAGACAACAAGGAGATATCTGATGCACCCACTTGTTACTGACTTGTCTGGGCTTTCTAACGAAGATCTTCATAAAAAATACAACGACCTTATGTCCAAAATGAATCAGGCTTATAGATCAGGTCCTACTAGTATTATTCCACAAATGCAAATGATTCTGGAAAATTATCGTTACGAGATGGACAATCGTAATCGTAAAACGCTAGAGGAAATGGAGGCCAAGGGCGACAAATTCAAAGGCATCATTGATATCAAATGAATTATGATCAATTTGGTCAGGCCTACGCTACCAGCAACACACTATGCGAGATATTGTACCAACGGCCAGAAGTTGATGTTAGTAAATTTCTAGTACAAGATTGGGATCAGTACAACAGTGCAGTTAAGAGTACCTATGCTGATCTTCCATTGGTTGGAGAATATCACCCTTGTCCACCCGATTACGATGTTGATGTGTTTCATCAAACTCAACAAAGTTTGTGGCACATGCCCGAAGAATATTTGAGTTTAGATATTGCACAGTGGGTGTTGGGTCAATGTAAAACACAAGAAGAATTACAACGTGTGGGCCAAGAACTACTATTGTACCAAGAAAGAAATTTATTTGACTTACTACGACAATTAAAATACGTAGTGGATACCTGGCGTACCAATAATATTGTCTGGGGTGTAGGCCGTGGATCAAGCGTGGCAAGTTATGTGCTGTACCTAATAGGTGTTCATCGAATTAACAGCATGTATTATGATTTAGATGTCAGTGAGTTTTTACGGTAAATACCGCTAACAAGGAGAAACACTATGAAAAGAGTATATACTACAGCAAATGGAAAACGTGTAAATATTGACGCAATTATTGCTCAAAACGAAAGCACAATTGCAGTGGGAAACATGAAAGTGAACGCCAAAGGCGATCAATTGGGACCTGGCGGCACAGTTGAAGTGCCCAAGCACAAGGCCATGGCAGATTATTACAAATTAAACACTCCAGTAGCAACAGACTATGTGCCAGAATCGCACAAGCGAGTACCCAAGAAGGATCTTACCGATGACTGGGTCGAAGTTGCAGCAGACGTTGACGAGAACACTGATCCTGCACCCCCAACTGATACACAAAAAAGACCGTTGAGAGGCAGCCTAGCAGACTCGGTAGCAAAAAACAAACCAGCCGAACAAGAACAACCTGTAGAACCTGGACCACAACGAATTTAAAAAGAGGAAAAAATGGCAGTCACAAATCCGTTTGATCAAAAACGTGGATATCAACATACCATTGAAATAGATGGTAAAATTACACCGTTAAGAGATTCAGTCATTGTAAAAGACATGGACTTTACCGGACGCAAATTAAGCAGTGGAGTTATTTTACTCGGAGACGACGGAAAGACCGATGGTATTCGTCCACGTTGGGGTCAAGTGTACGCTGTTGGTCCTACCCAACATGATGTCAAAGTTGGGCAGTGGATTCTGGTAGAACATGGGCGCTGGAGCCGTGGTCTTAAAATTGAAAAAGACCATGAAGAATTTGTAATACGCAGAGCAGATCCAACGGCAATTATATTTGTCAGCGACGAACAACCTGACACTGATGAAACAATCTCAACCGCTGTGCCAGCGGAGCGTAAATCATTGTGAGCACCAAATCATCCAAATGCGCTATTTGTCGTAAACCTTACAGTCCAACATGCGATTTTAACCAGGGCAGATGCCCGCACCATCCGCCACTGTTGGCTGTTCAACCCAAAGATCCCAGTCTGGGACATTTTCGTGTCAGCCTAGCCAAAAGTGCAATTAGAATATTTGCCGGCGGTGTGCTAATGACCGGTAACTTTTGGTTAGCTGGTGTGTGTATTGTGGTAGCAGAAGTTCTAGGAATCATTGAGGAGATAGTATAATGCAAACATCAGTTAAATTACGCACAGGATACAAATTAGACCTTGCCGACGGCGAGAGTTGTTTTTGGTTTGAAATGGATCATCCAAGAGAACGTGTACCAGACTTTCAAACAATATTTGACTATTATATGGTAAAAAATCATTGGTCAACCTGGATCAAACCCGGTATGACTGTGATTGACATTGGAGGGCACAGTGGCGATACTGCCATCCCAATGATGTCACAGTGTCGTGCTACTGTGTTGACAGTTGAGCCTAATCCTGTTATACTACCTTACTTGCAGTTTAACTGTGCGGTTAACAGTCATCTAGGAAATTTTGTAATTGCCACTGAAGCAGTGACAAATCAGAACGCTGAAGGACTCACATTCAAAGATCATCAGAATGCCATGTGCAACGGCGGTCTTGTTGGTGAAACTTGGGATGCTGAAACAACCCAACGTGTGGCAGGAATGAGCGGTGAAAGTATTACTGTGTCAGGAATGACCTTGGAATCAATGTGCAACAAGTATCTGACAGCAGAAGAAATTGCCAATATTGGGTTTGTGAAAACAGATACAGAAGGGCACGATATTGAAATTATACGTAACAGCCGAGCATTTTTGCAAAAATATAAACCAGTGTTGTTTACGGAATGGTTTGGTGCATATAGTGCTGCAGATACTGCAGAATTATTTCAAGTGATTGACGAAGCCGGATACCAAGCATTTGACCCAGAAACAATGGAACCTGCAGACCCTAGCATTCGTAGCGAGGATTTAGTCTGCGTACATCGAGATAATCTATGAAAGAACTTTGGACTGAAAAGTATCGCCCTAAAACAATAGATGGGTATGTATTCACTGATCCCGGACAACGGGAACAGATTGAGTATTTTATCAAGGAAAAGAGTATTCCGCATCTGTTGTTTGTTGGGCCAGCTGGCACAGGTAAAACCACTCTAGCAAAAATTCTAGTAAACAGTCTAGACATTGATCCATATGATTTCTTACAGGTCAATGCATCAAGAGACAACGGAGTCGATTTCTTAAAAAAACAAATCGAAGGCTTTGTTAGTACTATGCCATTTGGTGAGTTAAAGATTGTGTTGTTGGATGAAGCAGATTATTTGTCGCATAATGCACAGGCCTTGTTGCGCGGATTAATGGAAACTTATGCTGCTCAAGCCAGATTTATTTTGACATGTAATCTTGCACATAAAATTATTACGCCGTTGAAAAGTCGTTGTCAGCAATTTGTGATTGACAAAACTGATATGAATGAATTTACTGCAAGAGCGGCCACAGTGCTGGTGCACGAAAGTGTTGAGTTTGACTTAGATACCATTGACAGTTATGTTCGTGCCACGTATCCTGATTTACGTAGTTGTTTAAAGCTACTGCAAGGAAATAGTGTGAGTGGTACGTTGACTGTGTCAAAAAGCAGCGGCGATGCTGGTACAGCCGATCATAAATTGGCCGTGGTAGATTTGTTCAAAACAGGTAAAGTGCGTGAAGCACGTACCATGTTATGCACACATACTTCTCCCGAGGAGATGGAAGAAGTGTTTACCTGGATGTATCATAATCTGGAACTATGGGGTAAAACTCCAGAGCAACAAGACGAAGCAATTAAAATTATTCGTAAAGGACTAGCAACTGCACCATTGGTTGCTGACCCTGAAATCAACCTATCAGCAACCTTAGTAGAACTTAGTCAAATTGTGTAATGCAATCTAATTTGATATTGGCCATTGAAGCCAGATGTGCCTATGATCATCAATGGCCTTTATTACAAATAATAATAAACAAAAAAAAATTATTTGAAGAATTTGTTCAAGATTCTCAAATTATTAATTTAAGCTTTGACTCGTTGGATCATAATCAAATTGAATTACATTACACTAACAAAAGATTTGGTCCAAAAATATGGGACACATTAATTGATGATCGCGGTACCATTCTTAGAGATCAATATATAAAAATAACTGGTGTGGGTATTAATAAATGCAATCTAAATTTTTTAATTAGAAAATTAGCTTTACAGAAGTATGATGGTAGTCCACATGAATTAACCCATGGATTTATGGGTGTTAATGGAGTTATTAAAATTACATACTCTGAACCATTTTACGATTGGGTGCAGAATTTACGAGAAGCGGATATAGTAACTACGTCCAAAGATAAACAAAGTGGTCTTCCTTTTATTAATAACTATGTTTACAAATATGATGATATAAATATTGATGTTCTATTAGACCAACTACAGCAATTGGTAGATAATGCAAAAAACAAAGACGCTAGTAATAAACACACCTTACCTTGAACCCCATCGGCCACCAATTGCTGGAGCAATTCTCTGCGAGGTAGCCAGACAGAACGGGCACGAAGTTCATGCTATAGACTTAAATATAAATTTATTTCGCGATAATGAAAATTTATGGTGGCAAAATAAAAAGAAAACATATTCATTTGTGTACGATATTGACATAGTACCAGAATATCTGTATGAATATAATCTTACTGCTAGTACTCTAGACGTTGACTGGATCTTGTTGTCACAGTTGACAATGTTTGACTTTGCTAGTCTCTATGATTTGTGTAAGTGGCTAAAAGGAAAAACTAGAGCAAAAATTGTTGTAGGTGGGCCAGGCACTGAATTTAAATTTAATCTGGAAACTTGCGGTGAGTTATTGTATAATAAGAATTTAGTAGACTATTACATACAAGGCGAGGGCGAAATATGTTTAGTAGAATTATTTAAAGGTAATACCAAATACCCCGGTATTAATGGGATCCCAGCCAAGCAAATTGAAGATATTGAGGTTTTACCGCTACCAAACTATAACTATTATAACCTAGATATGTACGATTATCCCAATAACGAGCGCGATTTTTATGTTTATGGCAGCAGGGGGTGCGTTAAGAAATGTACGTTTTGTGATATAGAAAAATATTGGCCTAAATATCGTTATAGAAAAGGTAGTAGCATAGCGCAGGAAATGATTAGATACTACGAAACTCATGGCACTAAAAATTTCTATTTTGCAGATAGTTTACTTAACGGTAGTCTAAAAGAATTTAGCAAATTTTGCGCAACTTTGAATAATTACCCTGATGCACGTAATTTTAAATGGAGCGGATTCTTTATCATAAGACCTAGTGCCAGTCATAGCAAAGAGGTGTTTGATATGATTAAGAACTCCGGTGGTTTCTTTCTTAATGTAGGCATAGAGACTGGCGTTGATCGTATAAGATTTGAAATGGATAAAAAATTTACTAACGAAGACGTAGATTGGCATCTAGAAAACTGCAGCAGAGTAGGGTTAACAAATCAATTTCAGTTAATGACCACATGGCCGTCCGAAACCAGTCAAGAACATTTAGAATATCTTGAAATTTTTAAAAGATGGCGGCCATATGTTGCAGATGGCACTATCTCATCTGCAGCAATAAACGGACACCCAGGACTACTAGCTGATACTAGACTGTCTGCTGACCCCAATTTGTATTATACAGACGATGTTAAAAATCAAACTGCAAACAAAGTATTATTTTATCGTAGCAAAAAAAATAAAGATTTTACTGTAGCAGAACGCTACCAGCGAACAATAAACATATTAACCGAAGCAAGAAGGCAAAAATGGCCACTAGATAGACTAGAAACAAAACTTATTGAGTGGAACGAAAATCTTAAAACTTATCTTAAATAATCTATGAAGACAAAATCAATTTACCTTGTAGCCAACTATGTAACAAAGCCGCGAGATCCCAAGAAAACTTATATTCCAGGGTATATGAAAGATCCGGCCAATCATCAATATGACGAGCAAGTGGCAATACAAACCAAACTGCGCAACAAAGATGTCAGTGCCAAAGTTGTGTTAAACCTATCAACAAAAACAGTTGAGCGTAACGGGTTTAACAACAACAAGGACTTCAATGAGATGTTTAAATATTTCTTCAAGGGTTATCACAAGTACGTGACCGAAGTGATGACCAATTTGGATGCCAAATACTTTAATCGGATGTTGGATGAAATGCAATCAGAAGTTGACGCAGGCCGGCATGAAGAAATTGAAACTCAGTGAGTTGGGTGCTAGAGGTTGGTTCGTTGGAGATTTTGATGGTGCTGCTGTTAGAACCAAAGACTTTGAAGTGTGTTGGCAGAGCAATGCTGCCGGTACAAAGGACACTCCTCACTACCACCGTGTGATAACAGAGTTGCAGCTGATTACCAGTGGTCGTATGATTATCAACAATGTAGAGTTTGCTGCTGGCGATATTTATATGTCCGAGCCTGGAGAACATTATTATGCTGAATATCTAGAAGATACCAGCGTAGTTGCAATCAAGTTTCCTAGCATACCCAGTGATAAGTATTACATATGACAGACAAATTAAATCTTAACACCTATTGCACCAATGCCTTTGGTGGATTTGATCATCGATTATCAAACATTTGTTGCGAGGTTTCGATACCAGGACAAAAAAACATAACGTTCCATAACCTAATTAATTCTCCTACAGTTGTGAATATCCAAAAAAATATTTTAAAAGGAATAAAAAGTGTTGAATGTAGCGGGTGCTGGGACGATGAGAACAACGGAATAACAAGTTTACGGCAATATGCGCTATTTCAAGATGATAATCCAACCTTGGAACAATTACATGACACATACAACAAACAGATCGTTGATAAGAAAATAAAAAATTTAGTAATTAATAGCGGGATCAATTGTAACTTGGCCTGCAGGACCTGCGGATCATGGTCAAGTTCTAGTCATTGGATTGAGGATGAATGGAAGCATAAGAAATTATTCCCAAATAAAAAATATACAGGTGCCGGATACACACAATCTCTATTAGAGAATGTTTGTAACGAAGATTTTAGTTCAGTCGAAAAAGTATCTATTATGGGCGGTGAACCTTTCTTAAATTTAAGTCATCTGAAGATATTAGAAAAGATTATTAGTGACGGCAACTCATCAAATTGTACCTTATATTACACTTCTAACGGAACTGTAGAAATTCATGGTAAAATGCACGATACACTTAAGAAATTTAAAAAAGTACATATCACATTAAGCTTAGATGCCACCAAAGAGCAATTTTATTACATTAGAACTACAGGTAGTTGGGATGCTGTTTTAAATAATATTAAATTTTTGCGTGAATCTAACATCAGTTTTAATACTCATACTGTAATAAGTGCGTTAAACATATTGTATTTGGATCCTGTTATCGAATTAGTGCAAGAACTAAAAATTGAACCTGCATGGATATTTTGCGAATATCCGTTGCATTACTCTCTACAAATATTCAATGATAAAGAAAAGCATAGTATAATTACATATTTGCAGGAAATAAACTTTAATTTATCATTTTTAGTTGATTATATTAAAACAGTAAATTACTCATCGTCTATGCGGAATAAATTTTTTGAAGAAATCAATCTTACAAAGGAGTTTAGAAATTTGAACATAAATGATTACTTACCAAAACTAACGGCTTTGTTAAAGGAGTAAATACTATATATGAACCCAAAATTGTTTAAGGCCATGCGGTCTAAGAAAAAACGTGCTGTTGATCCTAACGCACCACCGCGCCCTAATCTAATGACTCATCAAGTGAAATTGCGTGACCAAGAAACAGTTATTAATATGTTGTCCAGTGATGTACATAGACTAAAAGACACAGTACAGCGTCTTGAGAATAAGTTAAACAATCAAACCAATTATCTACAAGCATTACATTCAAAACTTAAAAAATAAATGCCAACACTTTACTTAGACATGGACGGCGTAGTCGCCGACTTCGACGAATACGCTGCTCGCACCCTGAGTGTTCCACCAAGCCAAGGAATCTATCCTGACGAAATTTGGTACAAACTAGCAACCAATGCTAGACTTTATCGTGATCTAATAACAACTCCTTATGCAACCCAATTGGTTTATCAGTGTGAACAGTTTTGCAAACAAACACACTACGATCTTAAATTTCTAACTGCAGTACCAAAAGGTAATGATGTGCCCTGGGCTTTCAATGATAAAGTGTATTGGGCACGTAATTACTTTGCAACCATACCTGTTATGTTTGGTCCTTTTAGCAAGGACAAACATCAACATTGTCAGCCTGGGGATATACTAATTGATGATCGGAGAAGCAACATTGAAGAATGGCGTGTCTCTGGTGGTATAGGTATATTGCATAAAGATTATGAGGATACTGTTAATCAACTTACAGCTCTACTCCCGCAGGTCTCATTGCAAGTATAGATTTTTCCATCTAGTACTGTTTTACTCCACGTAGACTCAATTTGATTAAACCATGCGATTGCATGTTCTATGCTATATTCAAGTGCATTATTTTCTTTAATTAACGGCCGTAACTGAAACGTACTAGGATTTCCTTGTTTACTAAGAGGATAAAATCCTAACCAACAACAAGGATATATTTCTCCATTGGCAGACACATATACTTCTTTATTTTCTTTTGAATAACATTTAATGGTTCGTTCTTGTATTTGTACTTTTTTTAAAGTAATGTCAGGATTGCTAATATACTGTTGATATTGATCATATAATAAATCATAGTCTGTTGGTCCTTGATAATTGCCTATTACGTGACTAAGTTGTTTATCTCTAGTAAAGACCACAGTGGTGTCCCTACCAGCATCAACCAATTCAAATCTTTTAAATCCCATTGCTTTAGATAATATTTCAGCCTGAGATATCTGATGTTTGTTATGATCAAATTTAATCATTGCCCATATGGCATAGCCTCCTGCTTGTATAAACTTTAATGCATTCTCCAATATTAATTCAAAGTTTGTATATTGTCTATACAGATGATGAGTATCTGCTAGTCCATCAATTCTAAACTGAACTTCTACCCCAAGCTCACCTAATTGACGCCATATATGTGGACGGCCGCTGGCATTTGTGCTGATTATGATTTTTATGTTGGGATTGACTGTTAAAAAATATTCCACAATCTCCAGACCATCATGTGCAGTGATAAAATCACCGTAATTGCCATTGATGAGAATTTGATCTAATTGTAATAAAAAAGAAGTTGTAAAGATCTTTTTTGCCTGATCTAAACTCATATCACATATGGGATAGGTGTCTACTATGTCAACACCACGAAAATTTCGTGGACATTCAGGGCACGCCGCATTACACCTGGTGCTTATCTCAAGGTGTACGCGGCGTATATCTTTGTAGTTCAGCATCCAGTATTTACGATAACCTATTCCTCCCCGTACAATTTAAGAACTTCTGCTACAGCTGGATGTCTACGAACATCTTTGATAGCAAATTCAACACCAGCAATGTATTGGCTGTTTCCAAAGTTGGCTAATAGCCGCTGAAAATCTAGCAATCCGTTGTCCTTGGCCTTACGGTCGGCCTGCTGGGTGTCCCCGGTTACAACCATCTTGGAATTTTCTCCTAGTCTAGTGAGCAGCATTTTCATCTGAGAAGGTGTGGCATTCTGCATTTCATCAGCAATGATCCACGAGTTTTTAAATGTCCGCCCACGCATGTAAGCTAGTGGAGCAATCTCTATATATTTTTCGTCTAGCAAACGAGCCACTTCCTGTGGTTTATAATACTCTTCTATAATATCAAATATGGGGCGTGTCCACGGCTCCATCTTTTGATTTAGTGTACCCGGCAAAAATCCATGTTGCTCGTCATCAACGCCTACTGCGGGCCTGGTAATAACAATTCGAGAGCATTCTCCAGCTCTAAATGCTTTTAATGCAGCCAACACAGCCAGCATAGTTTTGCCTGTGCCTGCCGGGCCTGATGCAAATACTATTAAGCGTTGTGGATTTTCTAGTAAATCTATGTAGGTTTCTTGGTTACGACTTTTAGGGGTTAATGCTATTGGTTTACGTTGCTTTTGGTAGGTATCAAAACTAGTTGTGTTATTGTTGCTTACTACGGTTAATTGTGCTACTTCGCTGCGACGGCGTTTGCTCAAGACTGCCTCCTGGTTATGGTGTAGACTCAACGTCTACTCAAATATTTAAGAGTTTGAATTGTTCATTTAAACACTATAGATAAAATATTTTTATAAACTAAGTAATAGACCGTGCCCACTCACAATAGATCCTGTTGTTTAGGTCATTCTTAATATCCAGTACCTCAAAACCAAATTGAGTTGCATATTCTATTAATAACTCCGGGCTCCACGGAAAAAATTCAATTGACTTACATTCTGTATTACCGTGATCCTGTCGTCCGGGGTTACAACGCCAGTATATCCTAGCAGCAGGTTTGAGCAAACTTATTACACGCTGAATCTGATTTTTAATCTTGGTTTCATTACCAAAGTTAATACTTCCTAAACAAAAAGCAACATCAAATAATTGAGTTGTTCTAAAATCTTCTATAGCAATCTGATGATCTGCTTGCGGGAACGCAGGATCAATACCTATCAAATTGGGCACTAGTGATTTAAAAGCGTTTAATCCACATCCTACGTCTAAAACATATTCATTGTGTTGAATCTTTTTGGCAAGATTAACTCCAGAATACTGATATAGATTCAAGTAGCCTCGCCAGTGATTGCTGAAATAATTATTAAGCGATTGTTGAGTATGCATAACTATAGTTATACATGTTACCCAATAGGATCTTTTTTACTGGTGTTCCGGGAAGCCGATGGAGCGGTATTGCTCAGGCATTAGAATCTGGTGCAGGATTTAATACCAGTGATCGCTTACCTAGCAGAACCTATACACATCATGCCTATACTGGCCATCTTGGTGCTTATTTTGGGTGGGGTATGGAGTTTGAACCATTGATCTTGTGGTCAGATCATAATTATATTGATCAAGCATGGGCAAACCCAGGTGGTTGTCGTTTAGTTAAGAGTCATAACTGGCCTGACAAGTTTGACGAAATAGAAAAATGTTATTCAGATGACTGGATAATGCTGGTGTATCGTCCTGACCTGACCAGTTACTCCTGGTGGCACGAAGCTGGTGGCTTTCAAATTCAGTACCCAGATTATAAATGGTACAAAGATAGTACTAACATGTTGTACGAGATATCAAGATCAAACCAACAGATATTAGAATATGGGTGTAAGAACAATGTCACGTGGGAATACTTTACAGCCAATTGGGTGTTAACAAATATGGGCCAAACTGTTACAGTAGACAGAACTTATCCCGATGTGCTAGTAGCATTGATTAAATGAAACACGATCACGTTTGGTATATTAAGTATGCAAGTGCATGCACAATTTTAGTTGCAATGGTATTTCATGTACTAGGGTTAACTCCGTGGAATAGTTTACTGCAAATGGTAGGAGCAGCAGGCTGGATTTATGTGGGATGGCGATGGAATGAGAAAGCATTGATGCTTAATTTTATTCCGCAATACTTTATTATCATCCCGGGCCTAATTTACATATACTTTTTTAAATAGGAAAAATTATGCAGGAAAAACATCTATTGATTGTCACTGGACCACAAGGGTCCGGCAATCATTTTTTTAGTAGGATTTTGAGTCAACATCCGGATGTTAAAGGTTGGGAAGATTTAAAATCTCAATATTGGGTTCCTAGCGATATTGAGCCCTTTGCAGAGTACTGGCAATATCCTGAACGATTAACTGCAGACAAGTTTGCTAACAGTCAGTACTTTTTAGCCAATGTAAGTTGTCCGGTGTACATGGACGGAGTACGTATTGTCCCTAAGATACGCGAAGTTGCCGACCGTGCAGCAGAATTGGGAATTCGTGTAACCATTGCTATTATTGTACGTGATAAGAATATCAATACTGTACAACAACAACGGTTAATGAATGGGTTCAGTTCATTATCACTTGCACAACAATATTATTACGAAAACATATTACCCGGCGAGCATGCTGTACATTTTGTAGATCATGAAGCTTTTTTCCTACATGGTAAGTATTATCTCAAATGGTTGTCAGGTATATTAGATTTTCCTATTGCATGGGACAACGATTCAATTAATGCGTTCATTGACAAAGACGCCAATCACAAGTACGTAACTCCAATTGAAACTCATTGGTTGGATGAACATATTCGTGCAGGTCGTCGAACTTATAAAGAAAGAAACATAAATGGACCAACAACCGGTTAAATTGATAAATATTAGGGTATATACACAAGGAGAATCCCCGTGAACGCAAAACAATTTGTAAACAAATTGCGTGATGAAAATCAAGCATTGTTTAAAGCAAGTCAAATCAATGTAAAAGCATACTTTGATAGTAAACCCCCGCAAGAGGAATTGATTACACATTTTATCGGTCGCATGATCAACGAGCGTATGAACATGGTAGAAATTGCTCAACAAGTGGCTAATATGCCTGCAGATGCAGATCCTGTTGAACTACAACTGTTGACCCAACAAGCACACGACGAAGCAGTGCATTTTCGCCTGGTCAAGGAAGTAATTGAACATATCCAAGGTTCCCCAGTTAATGTTGCTGCTGCTATTGCTGCTGAAGCTGCCAACCCAACAGCAAAAGGTGCTAGTCTATTACAAAAATACTGTGCAGAAACTGACCCGGCAGCACTAGCCGCTTATCAATTGGTTGCCGAAGGCCGTGCCGAAGCAGTATGGAATCAAATGGCTGATTGCATTGAAGATGAATTTGTTAGTAATGCCTATGCCAAGATTGCCAAAGATGAAGGCTTCCATAGTAAGATTGGTGCAATGGCATTAGAGAAGTTAGTTAGTAGTGCCGAGGAGCAAACACGAATTGAATCTTTAGTCAATTTGATGCGCAAGGATCTATATGACATTAGCTGCCGTAACACTACTGCCAATGTTGACGGACGACAACTTGTTGCAGATGCTTACGGTTGGTAAATGAATATTGGGCTCAGCCAACGAGTCCTGTTACATAAAAAAAGAGCGTATGATGCATTAGAGCAAGGGTGGTATTCCTTCTTTAACACACATACGCTTTTTCCTATTGCAAACAGGCCCAATCAAAATTTTGAATCAATTGCGCATCAATTGGATTGTTTTGTTATAACTGGCGGCAACGATAGCACAATCAGGCGTTTAACTGAAATTAGACTGGCTCATGCCATGATGGTGTTACAAAAGCCAGTAATCGGAATCTGTCATGGGTGTTTTTTACTAACTGATATACTTGGTGGGCAAATAGGCAATATTAGTGGACATGCTGACGTGACTCACAACGTTAGTTATTTTAGTGGAATCAAACATGTAAATAGTTATCATACGTTGTATATTAAACGGCCACATACAAAAGCAACAGTGCTAGTCAATGACGACCAAGGCAACTGCGAAGCATGGATAGATGGTAACTTGGCCGGCATAGTATGGCATCCTGAGCGTATGCTAGTTCCCTGGATTCCCAATGAGATAGCTGAATTATTCGATAAATAATTGAACAGGAATTAATATGGCCACAGATATTAAAGATATAATCGAAAACATCAAGACTATTTCATTGACAGACAGTGCTGTAAACAGCCTGTTGGACTTTGAGCGAGTAATTGACGAGCTAGATGTTTATGTGTTTGAAAATTGGAAACGTGGCGAATTGGTACAAGGGCCTGAATATGAAAAGTATTTTATAACCTGTACTTTTATGTGGCCCTATAAGTTTATGCCGGACCCGCGGGGTGGGCAAAGACTACTAGATTACGGGTGCGAAGTGCGCTACAAAAAAGATCATTTACAGTATCCCGTCAAAGTCAAGGATCCCAAGGATTTTAAGCCAGGTACCCACGTACCCAAACAAGCCCGAGTACCAATTTGGCTTGTGGAAATTGTTATGCCCAAACAGCTGATGCAAGAAATCAATCAAGGTAGTCTAGAGCTGGAATCTGGCACCATTGACGTTGAGGACATCGAACAAAGCTACGAAACTGGTACCGAAGATAACATGTACAAGACTGATAGTGCTGCTCCGGTAAATGCTGCGCAAGGAATTGAATCTACTACCCAAGGACAACAAAATGCAGGATTCTAATATTAACGAAGGGCTAGAAGCCAACAATTTGATGCGCTTGGTACATCCTGAGTTGCACATTGACGAATACAAAAGCAAGATGGGTCGCGATGAAGATATTATTGTACTGAGTTTCAAAGTAACAGGCCGTGAGCCAGCTGAAGATCTGGTAAATTTCATTGAAAAAGGGTATGAATGGGTAATTGACGCTGATATCAGCGCCGGTGAAATGAATGACGGTGACTACATAGTATTTGTTGAATGTGACAGAACTCGCGATATTCCCGATCTTGTCATGAGCATGATGAAAGATCTAATGAATTTAACGGATCAAGACTTGGATGATTGGCGCATGATTGTTAGATCAAATCCAGCTGAACTTGAGCTTACTGCAGATTCTATTGGCACAAACGTCCCGTTGACCACGCAGGACTACCTACGCAAGTTTGGCACTAAAGAATTAGACGAGATGCGTAATGCAGCTGGTGTTGCTGTAACCACCAAAGCACCCAAAAATGACTACACACAAAGCCTGCGCAGCCTGGCCGGCATCCTGTAAAACGCTCAAAACCATAAATACTGTATATCAATTATACAGTATAGGTTATGTGGCTACTACATTTATTACCAGATAGTTTTATTTTACTAATAGTATATGCGCTCATGGGACTAGGCGCTCTGGGCATTCTGTTGGGTTTTTTCATCAGATTCATCCCTTGGATCAATATCTATCGCACCCCAATACAAATTGTTTCAATTGTGCTGTTCTGCAGCGGAGTATACTGGTACGGCGGCTATACTACAGAAATGATCTGGCGTGAGCAAGTGGCTGCGTTACAACAACAAGTTGCTGATTCTGAAAAGAAAAGTGTTGAAACAAACACCGTAATTAAGAAAGTCTACATTGACCGAATCAAAGTGGTCAAACAAGACGTGGTTGTTGTGCAAGAAAAGATACGAGAAGTACAAAAGATCATTGACCAAGACTGTCGCGTTGCCCCGGAAGCAATCAATTTGCTAAATGAAGCAGCAAAGTCACGCAAGTCCACAGTGGAAGTGCAGCCACTAAAACGTGAGGATCCACAGTGAAACAATTATTGGCCTTAATTCCTGTATTGTTATTGACCTCGTGTGCTGTAAATCATGTTCCAGTCAAACGCACGTTTCCTGATGTGCCCGAAGAATTAAAACAAGCCTGTCCTGACTTAAAAATGGTGCCCGAAGGTACCACTGAGCTGAGTAAAACTTTGTCAGTGGTGGTAGAAAACTACGGTCAGTATAAAGAATGTCAACTCAAAGTGGAACTTTGGAATGACTGGTACACCAAGCAGAAACAGATATTCGAGGAAGTCAAATGAATCAAGAACAAGAAAGCTGTCCTGTATGTGGCGGCAAACACAACAAATAACAAGGAGATGAAATGCAATTAACGGTAAGTCAATTAAAAGAGATGGTTCCCGGTATTCTGTATGCTGACCATTGGGTTAAAGCTCTGAATCAATTATTACCTGATTATGAAATCAACACACCCAAGCGAGTAGCAGCATTTGTTGCTCAGTGTGCTCATGAGTCGGGAGGATTTAGGTTTCTGTCTGAGAACTTGAATTATAAAGCAGAAAGTTTAATGAAAGTATTTCCAAAATACTTCCAAGACATGGGCACTGCAAAAGCTTATGAAAAGCAGCCTGCAAAGATTGCAAATAAAATTTACGGAAATCGTATGGGCAACGGAGACGAAGCCTCAGGCGATGGCTTTAAGTATCGTGGACGTGGACTAATTCAATTGACTGGTAAAACAAACTATGAATGGTTTGCAGCCAGTATTGAAGTCAATCCCGAAGAAGCCAGTGCATACCTAGAAACATTCGAGGGTGCTGCACAAAGTGCCTGTTGGTTTTGGGAAAGTAATAACTTAAACAAAGAAGCTGATGCTGGTGATATCAAACAAATGACCAAAAAGATCAATGGTGGTTATATTGGCTTAGACGATCGCATCAAGCATTATAATCACATGTTGCACGTACTAGGAGCATGACAATGAGATATACTCTGGCAGTATTATTGCTACCATTGCTCGTTGCTTGTGGCGAGCGTTATCGGTATCCCTGTCAGGATCCCGAAAACTGGGATAGTCAGCAATGCAAGAAGCCGTACTGTAGTGCAAACGGAACTTGTCCCGAAGACCTACAGCACTACAATAAAGACAAAGCAGGTAAACCTATTCAATCTATGGTACCACTTGCACCACAATATACATCTAAAGGAGATTGCAAATGATTCAACAATTATGGTCCGGAGAAAAATACACAACAGATGAGCTAAATGCACGATTAAAGTTTTTTATCGGCATCATTCTTGGTTTAACCTTGTTTGGCATTGTGTTTGTTGTTTTGTTTAGTTTGATTTTTGTTACACAACCAATGAATGGGATGAGTCCAGTGGATAACAAGTTCTTTGAGCTTATTATTCCTGTTGCCACATTCTTGACAGGCACCCTGTCAGGCATTATGTTGGCCGGTGACGACAAAGATTTGCGTGGTAAAGCGATTGATGCTGCAACTAAACCGTACACACCACCCCCACCACCTTCCGTAGCTGCACCTAGTTTTGGCGCAGCACCTAGTTTTGGCGCAGCACCAATGGCAGCAGCTCCATTTGGCGACGCAATACAAATGGTAAATGGTAAGCCAGCTCCAATACAGCCAGCATTTCCAGAAATTTAAGGAAAAGGTAAAATGAGTTTTTTAACTGATATGTTAAAAGCAGAAGGCGAAATCAATCCAAGTAGTAAGAGAGTAATTACATTACTAGCTTTTGTACTGGTAGCAATTGGTTTCGTTACAGAGTTGTTTTTTGAAAAAAAAGTAAGTGCTACCACATTTGATGCAATGATGTATATTGTGTTAGGCGGGTTGGGACTTACAGCGTCTGAAAAATTTACTAAAAAGGGTACAAAATGACAAAATATCTATTAGCTTTAACAATTGGTTTATTTGCAACTACAGCAGTACATGCCGAAGCAGAAACTAAAAAGGCATGTGTAAAACAAATGGATCCAAAAACCAAGAAGGAAAAAGAAGTTTGCAAGACTATCAAGGTTCACAAGAAACTTGAAGGTACTGCCATTCCAGATGGTAAAAAGAAGTAATCCTCTGTAACTCAATTGTACGGTCAATGCCAAAAGTATTGACCGTATTTCATTTATACTATATAATATTACTATGACACATTATGATACCTTGGGAGTTCCTGAGTCTGCCAGTCTGGATGAAATTAAAAAAGCATATCGTAAGTTGGCCAATCAACACCATCCTGACAAAGGTGGGGATACTACCCACTTCCAGAAAATACAACATGCCTACGACACAATAGGCACAGATCAGACTCGGGCACAGTATGATGCTGAACGACAAGGACATCACGGTGGATTCAGATTTACTGTGAATGGGCACGATACCAACGGTGACATACCATCACACATGGAAGACATGCTGAGAAATTTTGGGTTCAGTTTTGGCCCAGGATTTGCAGCACACAGCGATCCATTTTCGCAATTTAGGCAACCAAGAAAAAACAAAGACATCCAGGTTGATGTAGTGGTCAGCCTGGTTAGTACCTTGGACATTCAAACAAAGACTATTAGTGTTCAAACCACAAACGGTGAGCGTGTCACTGTTGAGGTCCAGATACCCCGAGGTGTTACACCCAACAGCACAATCAAGTATCCTGGACTAGGTGATAACTTTTTTCCTAGTTTAACACGCGGCGACTTGTATGTTAGACTGCATGTTGAAGGTGCGTCAGGTTTTAATGTTGACAATTTAGATCTAATTAAAGCTGTGGATCTAAATTGCTTAGATGCCATTGTGGGTGCCACTATTCAATTACAAGGATTAGACGGTCGTAAATTTGATCTGGCTGTTCCTGCAGGTACTCAACCAGGATCAAGATTTAGAATACAGCAACAGGGTTTGTATGCAATGAATCAATCACATAGAGGAAATTTAATAATTGTTATTAACATCATAGTACCTACTGATTTAAATGAGTCACAGAAACTTTCCATTAAAAATTTACTCTCTAACCAATAAATATTATTATGTTACAAACCAACCCTGAAATTGATTACATTGTAGTTGAAGCCACTGAACTGGCTAAAAGTTTAAGTCATGAGTATGTGACCCTTGAACATGTGTTTTTAAGCATGATACGATATACTCCCTTCCAAGAGCTTCTATCCGGATACGGAACAGATATCAAAGGATTAGAAACCGACATCGAAGATTATCTTGCCAATCAAACATATCTTGTCAACGATACCAGTGATCCTAAAAAAACCCATGCTCTGGAACGGGTGTTTAATCGAGCATTTACTCAGGTCCTGTTTAGTGCAAGAACGCATATTCAAATATTAGATTTATTCTTGAGCATACATGCAGAATCCAACAGCTACGCACATTATTTCATGGTCAAGTATGGTCTTGATCGTGCAAAACTAATAGAGACATACAACAAAGAGTATAAATCAGACGCAGGCAAGACAGTTGCAAATGCCGGCCAGGCAGACAAGATACTTGAACGGTATTGTGACAATCTCAACACCCAGGCCGAGGACGGCAAGATTGACCCAGTGATTGGACGTGCTGCCGAGACCAACGAAATAGTAGAAATTCTTGCACGCCGCAACAAAAGCAATATACTAATGGTAGGCGATCCTGGCGTTGGTAAGACTGCTATTGCAGAAGGATTGGCTTTGGCAATTGTGTTAAAAACGGTACCAGAATATCTATTAGACTACACAGTGTACAATCTTGATATTAGTAGTTTGCTAGCAGGTAGCAAGTATCGCGGCGACTTTGAAGAAAAAATTCACGAGGTACTGGCTGCACTAAATGTAAAAGGCAAAGCGATCTTGTTCATCGATGAAGCACACCAGATGCGTGGAGCAGGAGCAGGAAGTCAAAGCAGTGTGGACTTTAGTAACATGATCAAACCTGCATTGAGCAAAGGCCGAATTAAAGTTATTGCTAGTACTACCTGGGAAGAATATAGCCAGAGTTTTGAAAAAGATCGTGCTCTGATGCGCAGATTCCAACGGATCACCATTGATGAGCCCAGTGCTGAAGTTGCCAAAGATATCTTGTTTGGGTTAAGATTACACTTTGAAAAATTCCACGGAGGCACCATCACTGATGATGCCATTAACACCGCAGTTGATCTAAGTGTGCGTTATCAAACTGATAAAAAATTGCCCGACAAAGCCATTGACCTAATAGATGCGTCGTGTGCTCGACTCAAAATCAAAGATACCAATTGGATTGTTTCGGGTGCCGATATTGTACACACCATCAGCCGGTTGACAAGATTGCCAATTGAATCAATTGGCAACACCGAAGGTGCCAAAGGAATTGAAAATCTTGAAGTTGGCATCAAGGATCGACTGTACGGTCAAGATGCTGCAGTAGATACAGTATTAGAAAAAATCTATGTGAGCCGTGCAGGATTAAAAGCCCTAAACAAACCAATTGGTAACTTCTTGTTCTTGGGACCAACTGGCACAGGCAAAACAGAACTGGCCAAGTTGCTGGCAGAAAATCTTGGTATGAAACTGCTGCGGTATGACATGAGTGAATACCAAGAGCGACATACTGTTGCTAAACTTATTGGTGCACCCCCTGGTTATGTTGGCTACGAGGATGGCAATCTGGGTGGTGGGTTGCTGATCAGTGACATTGAAAAAAATCCCAATTGCATTATCTTGATGGATGAAATTGAAAAAGCTCATCCCGACGTTAGTAACATTTTGCTGCAAATGATGGACGAAGGCACAATTACCAGCAGCAATGGTAAGAAAGCTGACTGTCGTAATGCCATGATTATTTTAACCAGCAATCTTGGTGCAGCAGACAACGAAAAAAACAACATTGGCTTTGGTAAAGAGTTACAAAAAAATCAAGAAGATGATCGTGCTGTTAAAGAATTCTTTAAACCTGAATTCCGAAATCGTTTAGATGGTATTGTTAAATTTTCTAAATTAGATGATCTAAGTATGCGTAAAATTGTTAGCAAGTTTATTGCAGAATTAAATGATCTTCTAATAGACAAACAGTTACGTGTAAGACTAACTGAAGCTGCTGTTGATGAATTGATTACCACAGGATTTGATCCCAAAATGGGTGCAAGACCTTTGCAGAGAAAAATCAACGATCTAATCAAAGTGCCATTGAGTAAACGCATATTGTTTGACAAGATTGCGCCAGTGAGCACTATCATAATTGATTTTCATGACAAAGAGTTTACATTTCAACCAATCGCGAATACCGATTCAACCTATAGAATAGACGAAAATGGATACATTGTTCTGGCAGAACCTGTCTAAAGATACAAAGATACAATATACTGCCAAACAGTATTTTAAACAGTATCTTTATCGATTAGAAATTTACGCTCCTGGTTGCAAGAGTATCCGGTACGATGATATCAAGGCCAATCTACAGCACCGGCAATCATGTGCTCGATCGTATTCACTGGGAGGCGGATCGTGGTGGGACCGTAAGCTAAAAGAGCAACTCAAAGAAGCTGATCTGGGTCTGCTGATTGATCTCAAAAGACTGATACACAAACATGCTGACATAAGGGTCAGGATTGAAGAGCCAAAAATCAGCTTCTATGCCGAATCAGAATCAATACTACAATCCATAGCATTGGCCATTGGTGTCCAGTTTCGACATCAGATACTGTCTGCTACAGGCCCAGAATCTGATGTCAGTAGTCAGTGGTTGCAAGGCAACGCAATAATAGTAAATAGACAACCAAAATTTAGATATCGAATATACCTTAAAGAGAAACGGTTTGACATAAAATCAAGGACGCAGGTCCATAACTATCTGCAGCAACTGGGAGATTTGGTCAAGCTGCCTAAAAATACCACAGAGCAGTTGGTCAAAGATGGAGATTGGATGTGGAATTGTTATTTTTACACCAACGATGTTGGTGTAGCTAATTTGGTACGTATTATCTGTCCAGACATCATAAGAGAAGTTTGTGAGCTGGTGTGTATACAGGAATAAATACTGTTATAATTCAAGGAGCCCCGGATGGCGAAAGTACATGAAGAAGTAATTGTAATTACAGTTAGCAAATTAGTAAAAGACTCCGATGCAGCAGATGCACCCGATCTTGCCAATGTGGAGATTATTGCAGCTTTAGGATCAGTAGCAGAAGAATTATTTGGCAACGGTGTTGTTGTCGAAGTAAACAAAGCCTAATCAAAATTTAACCAAGAGAGAAATCAATGACCAAAAAAGTAATTGGAGAAACGGCCTCCACTCAGGCAGACGCGGTGGCAGCAATCAAAGCGGCAGCAGCAGCCCGACCTGCCAGCCCGGCGCCAAGTCCTGCAGATGCAGTTGCACTGATCAAGGCAGCAGCAGCGCAGCAAACACAACAACCACAGCAACAAGTGCAAGGTCAACCATTTGATTTTGCCAAATGCCATTTGCATATTGGTATTCCATGTTACGGCGGCATGGTCAGTGAACCAACAATGACTTCATTGTTGCGGTTCATTCTCATGGCGCAACAGGTAGGACTAAACTGGAGCCTGGATACCATGGTCAATGAGAGCTTGGTCACTAGAGCACGTAACAACTTGATGGCTAAAATGATGACCAATAAAGCTGCCACACACTTCATGTTCATCGACGCAGACATTCGTTTCCAACCAGAAAGTATTCTGCAGATGATGGCCTGTGACAAAGATGTTATTGGCGGGCTGTATCCCAAGAAAGCATTGCCAGTTAACTATGTCATTAACCTAAGGCGCGAAACCAAAGTACAAGGTGATATCTTTACAGTAGATACCATGGGAACAGGTTTCTTGTTGTTCAAGCGTGATGTGTACTCTAAATTATGCGAAGTACATCCTGAATGCAAGTATGTGGACGATGTGGGCTTGGGCAAACAATACGAGCCTACCATGTACAGCATTTTTGATTGTGAAATTGACGAAAAAGGTCATTATCTAAGCGAGGACTGGTTGTTCTGCAGACGCTGGAGTGCAATTGGTGGCGAGATCTGGGCTCACGGCAAGGTACTGCTCAATCACATTGGACACTATGAGTTTGTTGGTGACTTGGCCAAGATGCCGCAATTTGGTCCCACAGGTGATACTCCTCAAATGGATCCAGGTACTCCAGCTGCGCTTCAAGATGCAATCAAGATGGCACAAAAAGCACCAGCATAAAGGAGTCTGCCAATGGAAGATAAAGAGAAGTTGCACTTTAAAATTGGACTAAGTAGTGCGTCGTTAACCCGATACCCTGAGTTTCAAATTAAAATCAATGACATAGAACATGTGCATGAAACGTTATCGAGCACGTTGACTGAATACTTTGAATTTGATGCGGAACTGTCTGAAGGCGATCATTGCTTGAACATTTGTTTTTTAAATAAGACTTCTACTGATACCAAAACAGATGATTCCGGAAATATCGTCGAGGATATGCTACTGCATGTTGAAAGCATTGAAATTGATGAAATTGACATTGGAACACTAAAATGGACTGCCAGCAGCTATTTTCCGGACTATCCTGATTCGTATCTGGATGAAACACAGAAGCAGATCAAGGAACTCAAAGGGTTTGTGGATCTAGGGTGGAACGGCACCTGGAAGTTGCCTTTTGCTAGTCCATTCTACATTTGGCTATTAGAAAACTTATAAACTAAATATAGCAATAGAACGGATTTTTTATGTTTATTGCTAATTTATTTGAGAGGTATTTAGACGAGGCTGCACCGCAACTGGTGGTATTATATCCAGGTCGGTTCCAGCCTTTTCATTTGGGGCATCGGGAAGTATTTCAAAGCCTGCAAGGTAAATTTGGTCGTGACAGTGTGTTTATTGCAACCAGTAACAAGACCGAACCTCCAAAAAGCCCATTCAATTTTACAGACAAAAGTATACTGATGCATGCTGCGGGCATTCCCAGTGACCGTATATTAGAAGTCGCAAGTCCGTATAAACTGCCTGCACAGTTTAATGCTGCAAATACCATCTTTGTAGCAGCAGTGGGTGCACCGGATGCACAGCGTCTAGCGCCAGACAGTGTCAAAAAAGATGGCAATCCTGGGTACTTTAAAACCTTCAAAAATTTAAAAGAATGTGCCACAGCAGATCAACACGGCTATGTTATAATAGCAGACGAAAGACACAAAGTAATTGATATCAACGGACAATCAGTAGATGTCAGTCATGGTACTCAAACCAGACAGGCCTGGAATCTAGTACGCAACGACCCCAAGCAGCGTAGTGCATTTTTGCTGCAAATGTACGGCAGAGATGATGCAGAACTGGGCCGTGTGCTAGACAAGATTCCGCAAACCATGGCCGAAGATGCAGCTGGAGTAGGGGTGGTCAAAAATGGCAATGACCCACGTTACAGCATGGCCACCATGGGCAACGACAATGATGTAACTGCTGCCACATTGCCCAAGATGATGGCTGGGCTCCATCTAACCAAGCGCTATAAAAAGCTCAAAGAACAAATGGACATGATTCATACTCAACTGGCCGCTAGAAAGAACAGGCAGCCGTGATACACATGTCAGCCGATGTGCATTGTCATTGGAGCGAAGCACCTCCAAGTTATAGAATTTATGTTGATAACGACCTGCTGACAGAACGCACGTTTAGTTGGGCAGGTTATCAAATTTATATTCGTGAGCATATGGTTTGCAATTTAGATCCTGGCATTCACACTGTGAGAGTTGAGAATTGTTCGTGCCATGGCGATTTTAAATTAGAAAATCTGGTTGTTGAAGGCAATCCCGGCGCATTACACCCCAATCACATTGACCCAGGCAGCAAACAACTGACCTTTGTCGTAAGCTAATAAATACATATTACTAATAGGTAACCAACATGAAACCAACAGAATTTATTGTAGAAACTAGTCAAATTGCACAAGAAGCAGATGACATGCATTCTGACCATGAAGTACAAATGGCCCGCAGTGATTGCTATAGTGCAGCCAAATATGCAATTGAACTGCACCGTATGCTTAAAGAAGTTAGCGAACAGCAAGGCCTGGATGGCTGGGTAAGCGAAAAGATCACTCTAGCAAATGACTATTTGCGTACAGTACATGAGTATTTGTCACACGAAATGGCGCATGATCAAGAGCAGGTCATGATGAGCTTCACAGCTGAAGCTGCAGAGTATGCATTTGATCAGCTGCTAGTAGAAGATGATTATGATGATGCTGTGGCTGATTTCTTATCTAAGAACAAACCCACAGTAGGTAAAACACATAAACCAAGACAATCTGAACGTTTAGGCGGTAGTAGACACATTGGTGGCGGCAAAGAAAAAATGAAATCAAGTCGCACAGGAATAAGTTCTAAGCCAACAGGTAAAGCTGTTGCAGGACAAGCTAGCCTAGGCGAGGATGGCCAAAAAGGCATGAGTCGTGCTGCCAAAGGCCATGAGAAGTACGGCAAAGAGGGCATGGCGGCATTGGCTAAAGCAGGTCGTGAAGGCAAAGATTTAGACAAGATTAGAGACAAGTACAACAAATACGACGAAAGTCGTCAGGTCAGCGAAATGGCCACAGGTGGTGGATCAAGTTCAGCAGGTGTTGCCACAAGCATGGGCGGACCAGCACACAAGCCAACATCAGGCGTACCTAAGAAACTGGGCAATGCTGCCAAGATGAAAAAAGTTGCTGTGGGCAAAGGCGTTTACTAATGAGCAACATGCGCGACCTATTAGAGAAGATGTCATTTGCTGGACAAGCAGTGGGTCAAAAGCC